CGGGGGCAGTTAATCCAAGACCACCACCACCAGCAGTAAGTCCAGTACCGCCAGCAGCGCCACCAGCAGCACCAGTAACTTCAGCTGCAATCGGTGTCTCTAACAGTCCACCACCGGCTACAGGGATACCAGCAGAGACAGCACCGCCTGTGGCGGCGGCAGCGGCAGCAGCAGCGGCGGCTTCACTAACACCAGTAGCGGCAATTGTAGAGGCAATCTGTGCCTGTGATAGCCCCTGAGCAGCCAACTGTGCAGCATCAGCGGCAACAAAAGCAGCCTCAGAGGCAGTGACTACTTCGGCGGCAGTAGCGGCTGATCCGAAGTCTACAGGGATGCCTGTTGTAGCAACTACGGTAGCGGCAACTACTGTGCCCCAGCCACCAGGAATCTCTTCATTAATAAAATCATCAATGTCTGAGCCAACGTCAGAGATAGGATCAATGATTTCGTCTTGAACAAAATCGCCGACATCTTCAAAAGCGTCACCGACTGTGTCAACTACTGATTCGACTGCTCCACCCATTATTTTCTCCTATACCAGATTTGGTATGTGTTACCATCTTTACCTACGATGTCCTTCATAAACCCAAAACCAAAATGTTTCATAAACTTAATCTTTGGAGTGTTAGTCTTTGGGTTATACAGTGCAAACAGGCTTGTATTAAGCATATCTGTAAAGTTAAACCAATCCTTCTCCATCTGAGCCTTAACAGTCCTATTCCACTTCCTGACTGTTATGTGAAACCAAAGCCTGTTATTAAATCTTTCTAACCAAGCCTCGTATTCTTTTCTTCTACAAATTGGTACTTTAGTCGATTCACTCATTAAATAGTCCTGCCGAAGACGGCATAAATATCCATCTTTTGCAGAGACACATTTGTACCATTGACCAAGGCTTCAATACCAATCTGAACAGCGTTACCACTGCCACTTAATTGCTGTCTGATTTGCTCAAAAGGCACATACAATGAATACTCTGCAATCCCGTATTCCGATATGCCATACTCACTGTTGCTGTTTGGTGCTGTCGTAAGCTGGACACTATCGTAACCAGCATTATAGTCGAAAGCCCAACGAATGTCAAATGTGGTGTTATCTGAACCTAAAACCGTCAAGACAATCTTCTTGAGCATCTTGGTCACAGACGGGCTGCCAAAGTCCATATAAGGCGTGTAGTAGGTAAAGGTGTAGTTTAGACCATTATCTAAATAGTCTTTATACTCAGCAATGCCGTCAGCCTTACCAATAAACAACCTAGAATCATGTGTAGCACACAAAGCCAAAGGATTAATGCTATTCCATATCGTTGCCCTAGCAGAGCCGTCTTGTAAGAAAGACCTAAGATCAAAGCAGTAGGTCTGGTTTACGCTAGGCAGGGTCAGCAGATAAAAAGCATCCTTTTGATAATAGACACTTCTAAATAACTTAATGTCTTCTTGAGACACCAATTCCAAGAACTGGTCACGGACATTACGGCTGATGTCCCGTACTGGGGCAGACTTCTCTTGTATGGTACGGCCTAGACTGCGAATACCGCTGTCAGACAAGAAGATTAGGTCTGTACCAATATTCTGCACAGAATCTCTAGCCAGACAGCCAACACCTTTAATTACATCTGCTAAGGATAGAGCACCTAAGTCATTGGCGTTAGAATAAAGAACAATGTTGTTAGTCGTAAAGATGACTAAGAAATTATTATGTGCCGCTAGTGCTACAATCTTGTCACCGCCGGGGACTACTTGTTCTAGGTTTATTAGACCAGAACTAGACCCTGAGAAGTCAGTGGTGTCCAGCAACACAGAATAATACACTGTAAGGTTATCGGTGCCGATGTCAGCAACCCAGAGCCTGCCATAGGCAGCTAAAGCACAGTTAGGCATGAATGTCGAGGCACTGTAGCCAGCAGGTACCGAGCCAATGTCAGCGATACGCTGGAACCCAAAGGAGCCGGTATGGGCATGGGCGGTAGAGCCTAACTTATGGTATACCAGCGGAGGATGACTTGCCTGCACCAGATAACCGTGTGGAGACAGGGTTAATCCGCTGTCATACTGTGCCTGTACAATCTGCCAGTTATTGTCTGTAATGGTATAGGTTAGATCAGCACTATTGGTGCTGTTACGCACCGCAGCTTGAGTCAGCGTTGTAGTGCCGGTGTAGATCTTGTTGTTACCACCACTAATAAAAGTGTATGTATTGTCGTTATTATTAAACTCAAACAGAGACTCAATCGTGCTATTTGAACCACCGCTGGTGGTGAGATAAGACCAACCCTTTCTAGCAGCAATACGACCAGATTGGTCAATAACACCGTTATAGGCCTCTAGTGCAAACGCAGGATTCAGGTTAATGCTAGAATCTTGTGTGTTCAGGCCATAAAAGCCTGGAGAGGTCAGCGAAACAGATTGTAGTGGTTTATTGGGCATTATACCGAATACCAGATAGTTTCATCAGGATGACGAGCAGCTTCTAGTGAAATCGAGTCTAAAAGAGCCTGCTTTGCCACAGCGTACTGACTGCTGACGTTAATACCGCCGTCTTCTCCACGCTCTTCAATGGCCTTAGCCCAGGCAAGCAATTCAATTGGCCTGCTAGGCAGGGCTGTTGTATCTGTGTCAGAAGACAGTGCAGCCTCTGGAACAGCCATTACTAACTTGATGGTAAAGACACCATTAGGTATTGGAAACAGGTCAATCTTGATGTCTCCACTACCGTCAAGGCCATTAAACTGATAATAAGCAGGCACACCCTGTGCTGGGTTAGCAATAAAGTCTATGTTCTGTGTAAAGAAGCCTTTGTTACGCTGTTCTAGGTAGGCTCTATTAGTGCTATCAAAGATTTGGAGCAAGCGACCACGATCACCAGCACCAGTGACAGCATAGTTATAAGTGCTAGCTGCGGTGGTCACAGTCTTGGTTGTACGCAGTGCTTCCCAGTTCCAAGCATCCTCTACCTCACGCTTGGCATCATTGACAAGACTACCGATCAATAAAGAGTAATCACTCTGCGCCACTGTAGCAACAGTCTGCTCACGCAAGCGAGTCAGGACACTGTTGACTAGGGTTAAATAAGCTGTAGCCATTTAGCAATCCCACTTTCTTAGTGCTAGTGCCTTGCGAGTAGGTCTGCCCTTCTCATCCTTCATAGGGCCAGGAACGCCACTCATACGAGCACAGAAAGACTTCCTACGAGCAGCCTTCTTAGGCGACTTAGCAGCCTCTTTAGCGGACACTGGAGGCTTCAGGTTAGCGCCTTCCTTGTTCTTAAAGTATGCCCTGCCTTTGGCATTTAAGCCACCTTCTGGGTTCTGATATACCTTCTTTACCATTACCTATACCCCGCTGTCTTTTTTGCTATCTTTTTAGGTTGTTTAACAAACTGTTTACCAGCCTTGTTGCCTTGTGCCTTAGCCTTATTAGTTGCGGCTTTCTCTGCCGGTGTTAAGGCATTCCATGCCGCCTCTGGTAAGTATCTTAATTTACCTTTGGAGGGCTTGCCTGAGCTGGTAGTCCATTTCTGTTCTGTCCAGTCTTTTAGGCTCTGCTGGGGCTTTTTCATTTCTTTTTCTTAGGTGCTGAATGACTTAGTTTCTGGCTCTTCTCAGAATGCTTTGCACCAGTGTGTAACTGACCACCCATCTTGTGAGTAGGGCCTTTATACTCTTTACCGTTTGGTAAATAATGCTTTGCAGTTTTGCTCATGTTTTGTACCCGCCACCGGCTTTCTTATATTCTCTAGCTAACATTTGTGCTTTTCTGGCTGACCATTCACCAGGATCGCCTCCTTTGGTGCCTGCCTTGATTCTCTCAAATAGGCGTTTACGCATCCCCGGCTGAGTATAGACACCAGCCTCATTTACACGAGACTTTGCCTTTTTCAATATCCTCTCCGACTTGTCTTCTTCATCATTGTTGGCTTTGCTTTCCGAGCACTACTAAGAGCAATAGCAACAGCCTGCTTCTGTGGCTTTCCAGACTTCATCTCTTTACGGATGTTCGCAGAGATAGTCTTTTGTGAATAACCCTTTTTCAATGGCATAGTAGGCTCCTTAGTTGTGTTTAATGTCTGATAGCTGCGGTATTGTTTGTACAGTAATTAGATAAGTTACAGAGTTGGTACCAGCATTCTGAATCCTGATTTCATCGTTTTCTTCTATGATGACATCAGCATTATTTAATAAAACATAGTCACCAGCACCTAAATTCTTACCACCAATGATTAAATACTCAACATTGGCTGAAGAGTCGTACCAGTAAACCTTTGGTGTTTCTGTAGAGGTAAGGCTAATAACATAGGCTAATTCCCACTCAGCAAAGTGCTTTGTTGGCACTGTATACAAGGTATACTTAGTGGTGTCAGAGACAGTCTTAACTGCTGAGAACTTTCTGCTCATATTAACCTATTTTAAGAACTAAGCTGAGTAATAGAACTACAATGAAGCCGGTAGTCCCAAGCAGGATCTGTTCTAGTCTCTTTAGTCTAGCATTGATGCCTGCATAGCGTTCAGCACAGACAGCTTCATGCGTGT